GATGTCCTCGAACTCTTATTTTTTTTCGAGCCAAAATTTCACCTTCTTCGAAGTGTAAACCTAATAATTAACCTAAAGCAAATTATTATTAGGTTTTAGATTATTTTTGCGTCACCTACACCAGTTACATCAAGTAAGTAACTGGCTTCGGTGACGCCTATTTTTGTGTTTCTTCATTATTTTGTTCTAAAGTGTTACTTTTTTCTTGTGTTTGTTTATTACTTACGGACTGTTGTGGTTCGTCGAAGGTATATTTACTACCATACAGACCTTGTTGTTGAAGATATTCGAGCGTTGCAGGATCATTCAAATGGTCGATGAAATTCATAGGATCGTGACCGAATTTTGCTCGAACGTAAGCAGGTAAAGTGTAGAATTCTTCACGAACTCCGGACACAAGCTCAAGCGCTGTACTGTAGTCGCCGGGAAGCGTTGCATCTCCGAACTGCAGGTAAGCGTATTGCGAACTATCGCCGAGGTCAAGAGTCATAATACCTTTCTGACCGTCTGCATACTTATTTACGATGTAATTGATATCAGTCTCATCTTTCTCGTCCTGAACTGTAAGAGAAGGCATAGTAAACTCAATACCGCAATGGTCATGTTCTTCTAAGGGATCATAAGCTGTCTTAAATTTCATAGTTTCACCTCCTTTCGCAAGCGCCTAGACGCGGCGGGCGTAGCGTACAAAAAAAGACGATCTCTTGCGAGACCGTCCTTTTTCTGATACGCTCTTTATTAGATTATCATTTAGTAGAGTTATTGTCAACGGTCTGCACATATTCTATGGCGCGACCAACCATGACAGGAATGTGGGACTCGTCACAATTCTCAATGTAATAGCGACCGTCGCTGTCACTGAGATTGCCAACATAATAAAGAGAAAAGTCTTCAGGATACTTTTTAATAAGCATTTTATCATCGTTAACTATACCTTCAAAAGCTCGCAGAGCAAGCATATCGTTGTGATAAACCTGGGGGGGACTGAACTGTTCAGCCTTGGAGTCATAAATGGAATAAAGTCTCAGCGGAACCATCTCCTTTTCTAAATGCAACTAAATACCTACGAATCATGAGATATAACGTAGCTGATATAACATAATAGTCATTATCAAGACGAATAACTCTAGAACCATCAGGTTTAAGACGGTAAGCGGCATATTTACTACCACGAAAAGAGTAATTAAAAGAAATATTACGCTCACGACAGAAATTTTTAACAGCTTCAAATTCACTAATAAGCATCACCTCATTTCTGACTTAATGATAACACAATCATAATACCTTGTCAAGCTTTCTGCCAAGAAAATGCTTGTACTTACCTTCCTGGACACGACAGCGGTCAACCAAACGCTCAAAAGTATTGTTCTCCAAATTATGAAGCATCTTCTCAATACGATTATTACGAATGTATTCCATCCAGTGAGGATGCGTTTCATCAAATTTCCTGTCATAATAACGAGGAGGACGCATTTTTTTGCCGTTGATAACAACATAATCATTGGCATAGCATTCTTCACCATGAGCTTCGAGCCATTTAGCACCTATGCCAGGACGATTGGACGCAACCATGAATTCAGGAATGAGGCCTTTATAGTGAGAAGGAGCATCTTTACCTGTCTGCTTTTTAACTATATAGCGAGCGACATAGGCAGCAGAATCAAAGCTAAACTCACCAATAAGGTGCATACCGTATTTCCATACTTTGGCAAAACGAGAAGAAGTATAAGTATTATAACCGTCTGTACGGAACCGAAGAATTTTGTCATCAAAATCAATATTAAACAAAATGTAATGATAATGGGGACGACCATGAAGTTCACCATATTCACCACAGCCAAGAAAGCGAATACCACTGCCATACTCACGACGAAGATTCTTCATAAATGTCTGATGAAATTTCTTACTTAAGCTTTTATCACGTGGCAAATGATAATCGTCAAAAGTGCAAGTAACGAAATAAGCAGAAGACGAAGAACGGGCTTCGTGAACAGCACGGACAGCCCACTGTCTACTATTTTCGAGACGACAGCCGATACATTGTTTACAAGAACAACGAATGAAACGGCTATCGCTAGCAAGCTCAGGGTGAGAGGCAAGGCTACCGTAAAAACTATAATGTTGTTTTCCATTTTTCGTAGTCGCTCCTTCAACTGGGTACATAAGAATAGGATTATAACAAACCATATTAATCACCTGTACCGATTGTATCAGGATTAAGTCAGAATGTCAAATCCTAAATCCACCTCGTCCTACTCTTTTAAAATTTCTACGTCTAGATCTGGAGGTACGCCGGAAAAGACGACGAGAACCTCGTTTAGATAAACGACGACGTCTCATTTAGCATCCCTCCAAGAACCGAAAAAACGGCTAGTTTTTTTAGAATCATTCTTATTAGCAACTGGCTCAACAAGTTGCGCAACATCGGCTTGAAAATCCGAGGCAACCTTTTTAGCAGTAACAGTATTCGAAGAAGCTTTACCTTTCAGAGCTTCGATCAGATCTACAACTTCCTGAATAAAAGGGACAACAACAGAAACGATAAAAGTAAGAATCATAGTAGTTTTGTTAGACATAAAATTATCTCCTTCCAAAATAACGACCTCCGAGGAAGCCTATAACATTTTTGACAGCAGAACCAACACCACTAGCGACAGATCTGGGAGCGCCTGTAAGACTTTCAAGATTCTTATAAAAATCACGTTCCATGCCTGCCATTTCAGTTTGAATATTATCAAAAGCGGCGGCAGAATTAGCACGGTTAGCAGAAGAAATATTGTTCAAAACACCAGAGCTAAGGTAAGAACCCTGAAGCCGAAGGTTTTCAAGCTCCAAATTCATCTTTTCAAGTTCGTAACCAAGGCGCTTTTCATAAGTCTGCTCGCGAAGATTCAAATCATTTGCAAGAATACCATTTTGGAGTACTGTTCCATGGGTGCTCTGACGCACAGAATCGGCTTCTGCGACGTTTTTTTCAATTTGAGATACTGCAAGATTCTCAGCATTCTTAGCCTGCCTTTCAGCGGCACTAGCGGCTTTGGCAGAGTTCATGGTAGAACCTATATCACTCATACCTACAGAAGCGGCTGAAGCTCCAGATATAGAACCGCCTATACCATTAGTTGCGGCAAGAATAGGATTAAGACCAGCCTTTCGCATATCTTCTACGGCCCATTGATAACGATGTTTATAGTTTTCAACGTTCCACGCGTTAGCCTGTGCAGCATTAGCAGAGTTGTAATGATTCTGAACTGCAGATCCTAAAACAGAGCCAGCAACACTGCCTAAAGTATTAGAAAGCCATGACATAAAAACAACTCCTTCTAGAAGTGATCAACAAGGCCGGGAGTACCAAACATAGGCATAGGACGCACGGTAGTGTAACGGAAGCCTATATCAAGCAAAAACTCAGGCTCACTAGGAACAGCGATAATGCGCTCAATAGGTGGATTTTCAAGAATAAATTCCTCGTTAAGAGTTGGAGCATTTTTGAAGAACTGGGACAAATGCCACTTATCTAAAGTACCACCAGTCACAGAGCTACGGAACTTACCTGTAATTTGCGAAGGTTTATAGCGATATTCGGCATAACGTTCCTGATAGCCGAAAACAGTAGCATCAGCTGCAGTACCCTGAGCATAAATCTCACGAAGCTCAATAGCCTGTTCGCCAAGATGAGCGAATGTAGGCCAATAAAAATCATACACAGTAGAGCGAAGCCACATCTTGTTAATGCCTTGCTGGTAAGTAAGATCGGCACGAGCACATACAAAACCAAAAATATAGCCATGCTCAACGAAAGATTTAGTGAAACCATGAAACTTAGCGGCAGTAACACCATAAGCAGAAAGATTGCCTTGAGGAGAGGTGTCATCAGTTGCAGAAGTCTGCGCTATTGGATTAACATTTACCATTTTGGTAAAGGAGCCAAGAAATTCCGGACGTTGAAGACGGGCGTCCGGAGAAACTACGCCAAAGAAAGAGCGGAGCACTTCTGTATACCGGCTACCACCACGAGCAAGGCGTTCATAGAACTTCTGCATCTGGAAAGCAGTACGAAGACTATTGATTGTAAAGATGCTTGAAGTGTCCAAATCAACATAAGAATCATTGCCAAGGTAAGTAGAAGCGGCTTGAGCAGACATAGTTATCGAATCACTGGAATTACCGGCAAAGCCACCTACATTACTCCAATTAGAGTCTGAACCTCTATTAAAGGTTATAGAACCTGTACCAGAAGCTTTTCTACTACCACCAGAACTAGAGGCGTCACCGCCATAAGCTGAAACAGCAGCGAGCTGATTAGCGTTACTATGGAGAAGATAGCCAGCACCGGGTGAAGGGTCGACTATAGAAGCAGTACCGGCAAGACCTATAGAAACACCAGGTCCTTTCTGTGTCCACGGAAGGGCAGAAGTAAAATAATCATGCCGCTTACCACGAGGCGGACAGGCTAAGCCGGGAACAATACTGGTACCTGACGTGAAAACCCAAAAAGGCTGTTCAGAAGATCGGGCAGAGTTTAAAACTTCGTTAGTATCGCCTTTCTGAATCTTGACGGATTTTTGGAGGTTTTCATCTCTAAACCATTCATTCCAAATAAGGTAAACACCACGAAATGGAAGAGCACTAATACCAGATAAATTACCAGACGTATTCACGGGCAAACCGAAATAGTCCCAAAGAGAGCCTATATAGGCATTTTCAGAGTTACCAGTAGCAGAAACGGTAGGGATAACATAATCAGTACTATCATCAGGATCTTCCTGCTCAAAACAGAAATTCTGCCAGTGTTCCCAAACGAGGCGGTTTGGTACAAAAAAGAAAAACCAGTCCAGATAAATATTATCCATGATAGGCTTAATAGGAGTAGCCAAGCGAGCGAAATAATTAACAGACATACGAGTAGTATCGCCAGGCAAAACCTCGTCAACAAATACAGGTATAAGCTTACCTGAATTAAACGTTGTCTTATAAACATGAGAACGGTCAAACTTAGTCCTTTTCATGTACATTGCAGGAGCATCGCTAAAGCGATGTC